GCGCTGTTCGGATATATAGTCCGCTTCTGTAATGTTGCAAACCAACATCCGAAGTTTCGTAGCACCATAGAACCCTTCAGCTCCCTTTTCAATGGTTATATCTGTGAACAGGATAACCAACGGAAACTTTTTATGCGCCTCTGTTGGGCTGTCAGTCAACTGTTGCAACCGGTTTGCAATCTCCTTCGGGTGCCCATACATGTAGTATACAGGCAAGTAACCGAATGAGGCAGATGTGAGTGCGGCGTTTACTTTCGCAACCACCGCAGCAATTTCATCTACTATGTAAACCGGCGCGTCCATTATATATTGAACTCGTTTATAGGTCTGAACTTTTTAAGCATGCACCAAACATCCTGATCGGCCCACTCGGCGTAATCATCTTTCCTTGCGTCGAGATAATCCACCAGTTCGCAGACCCCTGCAGACATTTCGTTCCATGCTCTTGTTAACTTAACCGACATACTAGCGGTATCAGCGTTTTCATGCTTGCCTTTTGTTTCACCTGTGCTTGCTGTTTGCGTATGATTATTACGCATGTACCAGTAATACACATAGTTGGCAATGAGGCTCGCCTTACTCGTTCCGGTGCTTGTGTTGATAGCCAGTGTTGCAGACTTGTAGATATAGATATCGTTTACAGCAAACTGCCCACTAACGAGAGTGAGTTGATTGCCAACAATACTATACTCCGAAGTCAATAACTGCCCAACGCCACGTTGCTCTAAAATGAAGTCCTTTCCAACCAAAGCAGCAGGTATAGTAGTACCGCTACTGCCTGCAGCCGGATCATAAGTACCCCCGGCGCCCACTTTAACCGAAATAGTATTGAGCGCGTCCAGGGCGTTTAAAACTGTTGGCGGCTGAGATACTAATCCTTTCCAAAATCTTACTTTCGAATTGGTATCAGTATACTCTGCGCCCTCGATCAGATCCGTCCATTTCTGCGCAACTGGCACAACTTGCAACCCGGCTTTGAGCGCCTTATAAAGTGAATATCCTAACACGTCGTTTAAGAATTGTTCTTCATATTTCTCAATAAAAAGATCAACTAAACCACCAACGGCAGTTTGTGACGTGTTAGGAATACTCAACTCGCCTACAAAGTATGTGCGGTCAATAAGAGACATTAGCTACCAGAATCAATGAGTGATACAATGCGGTCCAGTTCGTCATACAGCAACGCATCCTTGCGATTGTCGCTGATGTAATCGTGGTAACGGACCTCGGCAATTACGCTGAACTGGTTACGACGGAAGTCGTCGCTGTTGTATCCTACTTTCAGTACCATGTTTTTGTACGTATCAACATTGTACTGATTGATATCACCTACCAGTGCATATCCTTCGGCTACCTTGTTGCCTTCACGCATCATGCTTTGCAGTCTCTGAATGAATGGAGGCACCAGGTATAGCCTGTCTGTCGCACTTTTCTGCATTTCAATCAGGGCCCCGGTAACTGGGTTAACACCAATGAAGTTTGCGTTGAAGTTCTTTTTGCCAATCTGAGCGATTGCGGATCGGAGAGCATCGTACAGGTTAGCGTCATCAACCTTATTATTGAGGCCAGTGATGGTATACAATTTCGCTACGTTGATTACAGCAGCATAGATTGCGTCATCCCACTTGCGGGCCACTTCTTCAGTAAGAAGGCGCTGAACGATCGTAGTGAAACCTGGCAGGTCCTGGTCGAATTCCTCGGTAATAGTGGACATAGCCGCAATTTTCTTCGCGGTTGACATCTCCACCTTAAACCGGGTATTCCACAGGGGTTTCTGTGCGCCTTCCTGCACTTCAGCAGCGGCGCCTTCAACGCTGGTTTCATTCACCCATGGCAACATGCTGAAGTTTGTACTCCCCCTGTTCACATAGTTGATAATGAAATTCGGGTTGTACATGATGCCGAAAAAGTTTGTAGCATCCAGTGGTGCAGCGGCAGGCAGATACGGGCTATTAGGTGGCGGTGTCATCGGCTGTATGCTGTTTCCGATAGATGTACTACCAGCAGTTTTCAGTGTGATGCCATCCAGAGGTATCTCAACGTTACCCTGTCCGGCTTTTTGAACTGCTTTTATTTCAGCCAGTACTTCCTTGTCGGATAATACATCTGCCAATGTTTTAGGCTTTGCAGAGTTGCCTGTTTCTTTAAGTGCGTTGATTGTAGTACCCTGCTCTTTAATGGCAGCTTCCAGTTTACCCATGGAATCAGACAGCTTGGCTATCTCATCCGTTTTGAATTTTTCGAAATCATCAGATTTCAATAAGCCTTTAACGACGTCCGTGTGTTTGTCGTTAATACTTTTTTCGAGGGTGGCGAATTCCTTTTTTATTTTATTCGCCGCCTCATCGCCAACCTTGACTACAAGGCTGTCGAATTGTTCTTGTGTTAATGCCATTGTGAACCTTAGTTATAGGTTAAACAATAATTTTTACTTCTTTTATAGCCTTGTTAAGATCGAATGATTGCGGCTGCTTCTCAGTGCCTTCTGGCGGCTGTTCTTCAGTGCTATATGTCTTAACACGTTCTACGCTTTGCGTGGGGGTCATTGTGTTTGACCCAACTGGCACAGCAGACCCTTCAATACACTTTGCCTCCCTCACTGCCCAGAAGTAACCCTGCGCCTCAGCTACTTCTTTATTAGCGATGTCATCAATGTACTTATTCCATGTAGCAAACTCCTCTTTCCAATACTCGTCATCGTCATTGATGGCGAGTTCAAGGATTACGTATCGCATACCAACGCTATGGTTCTTCACATAACCCTTACGGTACTGATCGAACATGAATGTGTTACGCTCATTATCGATAGTGCTTTCAAATACCAACGCCTCAGTCATGCCTGGCGCGTTATATCCCAGTTCCTGCCATGTGAATTTTTTGGTATAGGCTTTTACCTGGTCTGTAATAATGCCGGCGAACGTCATCTCATGCTCTTGAAGCAAATACAATTCTTTAGTTTCCTGCAGGCTTTTCTTCCATAAGCCGGGTATATGAACATCGCTGTGGCTATCCATCCAATTCGTGGTGTTAATGATGGATGTCGCCTTGATGACGGTGGCGGTGTTGTCGATCGGGGCAAATGCTTTTGTTAATTCACCCTTTTCATCAACAAAGAATCTCATCGCAAATGCGTCCCCTTTCTTATCCGCTGACTTCTTCTCAGCAATGAGAAGGTTTTTATTCTTCTTTAAGAAGGTATAAAGCTCTTTGCCTTGTAAATTCTCAGGGATGGAACATTTCATTTCCGTATGGTTTGATTGTCTTTGACTTGTTTTTTCTTTTCTTCAACCAGCTTTTTTATCTCGTCTTTATTCGGCTTCTTCGGTTGCTGCTTGATTTTGGTTTCCTTCGTTTCCGGTTTCATTGGTATTAGTTTGTGTTTCTGTTTGAACTGACATCCTTGCCGCGTCTTGCGGAGATAAACCGAACACCACTTCAAGTGTTGCCTGTTTCGCTTCCTCACTCATCCCTTGCGCCGTTATAACCGCAATCAATCCCTGAACACCTCCCACCCCGATGGTCACAGCTAGTGGAACATTTGAGGACTTGGGATCAGTTGCACGTACCTGGCCTAAGCCATCAGGCAAAGGATCTTCGCCCAGCTTTTCCAGCCAGTCGTCGAGTGTTATGAGGCCGTTTTGAAACTCGATACTTAGTGCTTCATTGAGTGTCTTACGCGCCTGCGCAGATTGTTGTTTATCTTCCTGCAGCACAGCCACATGACTGTAGTCTTTATCAATCTTTAAATTGTATTTTTTAGTATTGAACAGCTGATTCCATTGCTCGTATGAAGACTCAGCTTCCGGCAGCGTGGCATCTTGATACAATAACTTTTTCCCTTCATTAAGGTTACTAAAGGTTGTACCCTTTGCGCTACTCATTAACTGGTATGGATAGTTATAGCTATCGCAGATAGCCATTGTGTCGGCCTCAATCTCTTCAAACAACATGAGGTCTTTAGTGGCTACTCCCATTTGTTGCCACTTCAGCGACGCAGACGTTATAATAAATTGCCATTGGTGGTTACTTAACCCATACCTTCGGAAGTCAGCTTGTAGATTTTCTTTTTCATCGGGCGACATAGGGATGG